CAACCTTTGAAATCAGTTCTTCCCAGTTCTCTTGCCAGTATTCCACTGAATAAAATTTCATAGTTGCATTATGTATAATGAAATTATGTGGCAGGTTCCTGTCGCCGCTACTCCTGAACCTGCCAAAGGGGAGTACCGCAGTTGATCTCTCAACTTATTAATTATAACTCTAGTTGTACTTTTTGTCAAAAAGTTCCCAGTGTTGCTGATGCAAAGTGAGATACTTAATACGTCATGGGTTCCTTGGATTCATTCCCAGATCTTTTAAATACTCTACCCACCAGTCTTGATCTTTAATATATCTCCAATTCGGAACAGGTTTTCCTTGTTCTACAACATAATATTCATATAAAGCATCATCTATAATCTGTGCGATCCGTAAATTCTTCTTCCTTCTCGTCAACGTCTGCATATGGATTGTCCACGAAGGGCCCTCGCTTTCGTAGAGGTTCTTTTCCGACATAAGAGTTTTCGGTGTTAACTGCAGACACCCATACGGCAAGTTTCATTACTATAAAAATTAAAACCAGTGGTGTAAAGCAACCGATTAAAATTACTGGATTCATTTATGATTCCTCGCGAATGGTTCCCAATGTTTCCACCCATATTTATGAACAAGATCAATTCCTATAATAGGAACGACTATTAAAGTCATTGATAGGATACCTAAACTCCACTGATGTTCCATTGTATATCTAATGAGGATAAGCATTATCCAACCCCCACACAACAGACAGTGATACAAAACTGAATAAGAAAAAACCTGTTGCTCTTACGTGGAAATTTTCTTTTTTAAGGTTCATTTTGTTTTACGTTGCAAGTTAACTCACACAGAGCACCAGTGTATTCAGAGTCTGGTATATAAGGCATGGACCCACAGACAGCACTCCTACACCATCTTATTCTATTTTTTTTATTTTCCCCAGACATCCCACCGATCCTTAAAGTAAAAATTAACTTCTGTTAGTGTTCCTATCGGAGTTTGTTCCTCAGATTCTGCCCAACCCCGACAAAATTTACGTACAGGTTCTGAACTATTGACAGATGGAACACCATACATTCTGGCAAATGCACACATGGCAAATCCATATCTATGCTTGATTTCTTCTTGATCCATTTACTGTTTCCCTCCTTTCGCAAGTGTTTTTTTCAAATAAGACAGGGTGTGCTGTACCATTACCATCATAGGCATCAGATTCATAATAAAAATTTTCACCTCTGACGAAACCAAAAATCAATGTAGTTACTATGAATGGAATAGAAATCCAAATAAGCACATCAGCTAAAGTCATTTTACATTACCTGGGGATAAACTTTGAAAAATTTTAGAACATGCATCAATAGCATAAGGTGCTCCATAAACCCCAGAGAAGATATAAGATATACCTAACTTAGAACAATACTGTTCCAATTCCTGACATCTTGTTATGTCAGTGCTACTGTGGTCAATAATAATGTCACCCTCTTCAAGTAAAGGTAGTAACTCATCAAATGTATCTTCTAGTTTTTGCTCTGGAAGTGTAATCTGAAAGATACCAGGAATTTTACCGGCGCTAGTGTATTGCTTACTATCAGATTTAACTGCTTGAACAAGATAGTCTAGTGAAGTTACACATCCACTAATGTATCCTGCTTCATATTGTCCACAGGCATTCTCATAGTTAGTGCTACTGTAACCCCAAACTTCAATACCTTTTTCGATCATACGGCGAGCCATTCCTTCACCAGTACGACCCAAACCAATCATTCCAACTTTCATTTTAGTCCTCCTTTATTTTTTACCGACCATGTTAGTTCCATGGCAATAACCATTAACATAATAAAACAAAAAACAAATAATCCACTCATCATAGTTGTATATTTAACCAAGGTAATAGTGGAGGAATTACTCCAATAAGTCGAAGTAAACCCTCAGCAAAAAGTGCGAGAACAACCCAACCAACACACATGCTGATAATTCCAGCATTACGATTATGTTTTCGTATGGCATCATCAATCATCTCCTGCACTTTTTCTTCAGTAATATAATGCGCTGGTTTTATTTCATTCATCCTGTGAGACATTTGGAAGATTACTCATAGGGTCCGGTAGTCCCCCCATTATAGCACAAGCCCTCTTATAAAAGAAGTTCTCTGTTGTGCCGTTTTCCTCAAACTTCTCTTTGATAATTTTCCAATTTTTAAATTCGTCAGGATGCATAATAGTAGAAAGATTGCCTACAACACTATTTACTGTAGTGAGTCGCTACAGTATGTCAACTATGTTTGCAATTCCTAACGGAGAGTGAGAGAGTCGAACTCTCAAGGGCTTTAACACCTCAACGCTTTTCAAGAGCGGTTCCGTCACCTATCGGATTGACTCTCCAAACCTTTTAAATAATCTTTTTCGTTTTGATATGGATGAGTTTTACCAGACCAAATTTTGTATCCCTCAATCATATCTGGTATTAACCACTGATCTACCCGATAACAATACTTCCAATTTACTGGTTGAATACAATTCATAACAACAACTTGAAAGAATGCTACTAAGTGAATCAAAAAAGTATTCATTATCTAATTTCAAAATTCATTTTACGAACTTTGCGCTTACGTCTTTCCTCTTGATAAAGGAGTTCTTGCGTAGAGAAATGACTATCAATCTTTTCCCTCTTATTATAAGATACCATAACAACCTTGTCTAGGTCAACAGCACCAATCTTATCGTCCACAATACTCATTTGATTGGGACAACCACAAAACTGAACTTTACTAGAACTAGTTAATTCTGTTTTACATTGTTTGCATCTTACAGTAATCATTGTTTGGTAACCAACTTGTCTATTTTTAGAATTTTATATTTATATTCTTCCATAAATGTCATCCAATCTAATAATATCTTCTTCTCTACAATCTCCAATCTGAGTTTCAATAAAGACCAGAGAGTCCTTTCCAGCAGAAGCACGATGAACTGCTCTACGTGGTATGTACCAAAAAGTATTTGGGACTGCTTCATGAGTTTCATTATCTATCTCAACAAATCCAGATCCACTAACGACAGTCCAATATTCTGATCTATGTTCATGATACTGTAATGAAAACTTTTGTTCAGGATTAACTACGATTCTTTTGACTTTATAATTCAATTCGTCAAGCAGAACTTCGTAGGTTCCCCATGGTTTTTCACATATCATGGCTAAACTTTTTAGAATACTCACTCATTATATATTCACCATAAGATAAGTTTTCATCTTCGCGTCTTTTACAACTACCAACGCCACAAAATCCACAGTTTTTTCCAGGGATAATATAATTTTTTACAATACTTTTATAAGTTGCTGCAGGAGTTCTTTCATACAAACTTCTAACATCTACTTTATTATATGCAAGTAAAGTTAACGTATTAATGACAAAACTCATTTGACCATAGTGAGGAATTTTATTGACGTTACAAAAATCAAGATACAGATTCCTATCGGTTTCATGCAAACTATACAAAACAGAATAAACACTACCAATCTTATGTTTCAATTCATCAGACTTAAAAAGATCTGCAACATCAGTAACTTTAGATTTTGAATTAATGTCGGATATTGAATCTTTATCCCAAGGAAAATTCCAATCATTCTGAATCATATAATCCAAAAGATTTCTGAGCTCAACTGCATTTGAATCATTAACATAATTGATTCGACCATCAGGATAATCAACACTTAGATAATATTGTTGATTGTCTTTGTCAATTGTCTCATAACCAAAAACTTCAATAGCAGACATTTCAAATCTACCCTCATCATACAAGTTCTCAAGAATATTGAGTTCTTTTATTCCACATGCGCCAATCCAATCTGTGAAATGTGATTGATATTTTTCTTGGAATATTCCAGTCTTATTAGAAAAAACTTTTTTCGATACACAGTTCCCAATATAAAAGACATCAGACTTCTCTATCAGATTATATTCGTCCGACATTTGTTCTGGTTGGATATGGTGATACTTATATGGTATTCCTACACCCTTGTAATAAGACTTGCTACCTTTACAAACTCTACCATCAACATATTCAATAGTATCATTCAATTCTATTGAATTAATAACCTTTCCAGTTTTATCGTGAACTAGTATATCCATATGGGAGATATCGGAATCGAACCAATGACCTATTCGGTGTAAACGAAGTGCTCTACCGCTGAGCTAATCTCCCTGAAGCGGGTGACGGGAATCGAACCCGTGACATCTGCTTGGAAGGCAGAGATTTTACCTCTAAACTACACCCGCAATGTTGGAACACTATCCAATCAAAAAGACCTGACAGTGAATTAGAGGGCACAAAAAACCCCAACCAACGTATGACAATTGTCGAAACAATTGTCAACTCCTCCACCTGGACTCGAACCAGGGACAACAGAATTAACAGTTCCGCGCTCTACCAACTGAGCTATAGAGGATTGTTTTCTTCTTTCTTTGTTTTGAAGTAGAGTTTATAATACCTCTTCTTCATTTCATTAATGGTGTTCATGTCATCTTCAAATCCCATATACTTAAGATGTTGAGAAGTACCTTCCATCTCACTTATGAGTAGGAGAAGATTGACTCCCGTTATAGGTCTTCCACCAAAGGCATATCTTTCAAATCTTGATAAATCATCATTAGGAAAAAGTGATTCCATAAAGAAAAAAAGATAACAGGCCTACCAGGACTCGAACCTGGGATAACCGCTTAGAAGGCGGTGGTTATATCCACTTAACTATAGGCCCAAGCAATTGAAGAGAAATTAACTTCTTTCTATCCCCTCAGTAAATTCATTATACTCCTCTTCAGAAATTTCGTCAAGAGAAACAATTTCTAAATCTTCTTCTGGTTCAATCCATTCATCAAACTCTGCCATAATTGCAAATTGGTCGTAAATTCTTTTAACACCTTGCTTATTGTATTCTTGGACTTTATCAACAGCCCATTGACGAATATGCAAAACGACTTGTTCAGTCTCCATCATAGTAGTCTTTTCGGAAGTACCTGCTGAGGATGTTACTATTGTAGTAGGCAGGTCCTCCCGTGTCAAGGGATTCGGTGAGAACTCCATGAGCGAAGAGTTGTCTTGTTTCTTCAAAGTTTGTTTTGCCACCTGTTTTATGTAAAGACAGGATAGTTCTACTAAAGTTCTGTCTACCCAATTTGTCAATGTCCGCTTTAAGTTCTGGACAAGACCCATAATATTTTCTCCAATCAGATTCAGATTTTACTTTTCGTTTCTTTCCTTTAGGCGTTCTATGCTGCCAAAAATACTTTCGCCCAATGTATTGTCGTTGGTT